TTTGTCCAAGTTCCACTTGCCGTAAATGTTTGATAATTTGCAGCCGCAGGAGCAGCCGGTACAACTTGCACCCAAGCGGAGCCACTATCACGTTCCAGAATTCCTATATCTAGACGATCTCGATAACGTCCAGCTATACCTGCGGCCGGTAAATCGCCTGATGCGTTTACAGGGAAAATACCAGCACCAAGGAATCGTCGTGTGTCAGTTATATTGGCATTAACTATGGTGCTAACACCCGCACCGACAAATATGGAAGCTAAAGTAATGGAATTGTTTGGGGCTGATGGCGCAACAGGAGATGACGCAGGAGTACCATCTACAACTACTAGCGAGCTAGTATTGTTAGATCCAGAATATTGAGTATCTTCAACCTTAAAAACGATAATGTCAATTCTATTCAGAGAACCATGTGCTGCTGTTATGGTAATGCTGAAATCGGCATCGTTTAAAACACCATATGCACCCTGCTTCGAACTCTCAGTTCCACCAACCTTAGCATGCCCAGAACCTACTAACACAGCCATAGATGGTGAACCAGTTTGTATTACCTTTAATTTGCTGCCCCTTGCAGGATCCACTCCACCCTTTGGGATCAAAGACGATGAAGTCAGCAAATCACTAGGAGTATAGACAAAATTCCGCATTTGCTCAGCAGTGTGAGTAGACCCGGCATTTTGCAACCAACCACACGGGTTAATGACAGTCATTTGCTTCTCACATCACTGTGGTCATTATCTGAACGTGAATAATATGTTTTCCATCTGGTAATCTGTATCCACTCAGATCGATTTCGTACGGTAATTGGCTTTCAAACAAGGGCGCTAGAATTTTTGCGGCTTCCTTAGCCCTATCAATATCATCATGATACTGTGGGAAGTTCTTTCGCTGCTCGTGCGTCATATCCTCAAGACGTGTTTGCAAGTCCTGACCATGAGCTACTCGCCCAACAGTGTGCCACATGTCTACCTCCATGCATTTCTAAAAGTTACAGTCATGGTGCCAGTTCCAGATGCACCACCAAATCTAAGGAAGGTATTCCCTGGCGCAAGTAAAAACCATTGCGAAATTGTCATCGTATTTCTACGATTAACATTCCCATTAAGAGTAACAGTTCTATTACCGAGATCTACTACCAGTGTATCCAATGCACTAAGAGTAATAGCGAATTCTAACGTTCTTGATAACGTATCATTAATTATTCTTGGAGTAACAACAGGACCAACAATTGTCAAAACCGCTGGCGTTGGCCTATTACCAACATTCGTTACAGTAAGTCCGTTAGGTAAAACTGTTACACCGAAACCAAAATTAAAACCGAAGTTGAAGCCCATACCAGTTGCAACTTCTCCACCAAAAGGTATTACTGATTGCTGTAAAAAGTTATCATATAAACGAGGATCTTCGGCAAACATTTTGAATTGTATTCTTGTCATTCCTATGCGACGTAGTGTATCCCAATTATATGATACACCTCTAGACTTTACAAAAATGACTCGTTCATCAACAGCGGGAGCTTTTAGATAAAATGGAATTGGTGTGGTTACAGGCGCATAGTTGAATTTTAATGAGTCCATATACATTTCTTCCAAGCCAGTTACGCAATACACAGTACCTTCTAGAAAAATTTCACGTCCTGTTTCAAATTCTGCATCTATGAAACCACCATCTACACCTTCATGATCTCTAATAGTCTCGCGAAATGGAGTAGAATCCAGTCCAGAAACTCTATCTATATCAACAAATGGGAGGGACGCAGCATCATCATTAAGGACAATACCAGTATCCCCAAGTTTAAACGTATAATCCGTAATTAGTGGCATTATCTACCTGCCAATAGCCAGCCAAGTTCCTCAGCATGACGCCGTGGATTTATTTCATTGGTGTATATAGTAATGCTTTGATTTGTACCAGCACCAGCGGTCTCGCCTCTACTTAAGAAAGCAGTACTTGCGGATTGCGCCGCCAGCGTGTTGGATAGATTAGTCAATGCACTTATTCTACTACTCATACCCCTTGAGATCAAATCAACGATGTTTTGACCACCGTAAAATGGATTTCCTCTACCTGATAAAGGTCCAGCCTTAGCTGGTGAGAATGGAAGTCTATCTCTTATCGTTCTGGCTACATTGTTAATTACGTCTGTTATACGACCTATTTGACTAGTAATTCCATCTATCAAACCCTGAATAATATTTCCACCAGCACTTCGCAACCAATTTATTGCGCCAGCAAAAAAGTTTTGAATCCGTCCAACAATTCTAGTGACTTCGGTCCAAGCCCTTCCTAACGCACTAGCTATTGCTGTGTAAAAGTTATTCCAAGCAGTGCGAGCACCTGCTAGTATATTGTTCCATACACCGGCAATCCAATCGCGAATTCCTTGAGTTCTGGTTCTAATAAAGTTGAATACAGTATTCCAAATGCCAACGAAGTAGTTTCTAATTCTAGTTCCCCATCCAACAAAGAAATTGTAAATGGCGTTCCACACCATTTTCAAGAAACCAAAAATTGCATTCCAAACTGTAATCGCTACCAGTTTGATCCCACCCCAAACGGTATTCCAAAATGCCTGTAGAGCCTTCAAGTTAGTAATGATTATAAGCAATATTGTTAGTATCGCAAGTCTGACCAGAGCCACAATCAAATTCCACACAGCCTTAATCAGACCACCAAATACACTCCAGAATCCTTCCCACGCTGCTCTAAGAAACTCAAGAGCAGGCATGAAGAATGCAATAATACTATTCCATATCGCAATGAAGAATGTTTTTATTCCATTCCATATACCAATAAAGAATTCAGCAATTGAGTTCCAAACACCCTTAAAGAATTCGCCAACAACCGCCATGTGTGAACCGAAATCACTAAACCATTTAATGAGCATCTTAACCCATTCGATGACTTTAGCGATTATCATAATCAGCGCAATTATTATACCAATCACGGCTACAAATGCTAGAACTACTGGACCGACAAATAGAACAACTAGTATGCCACCAACAACAGCAGCAATTTTCAAGAACCACTTAACGGCTTCCGACATCCATCCAATAAGTTGTTTTATTGTTCCCTCGTGTGCGTAGTAGAACTTAGTTAGATCCTTAATAATAGGTATGACCACATTCTTAATCACGGCGCCAATAAATTTGAATGCATTGACCAGCATGTCTTTAACCCAATTTGCAACTTCCTTTATAGTATCAAGAAGTTCCCTGTTAAACATATCGCTCAGTCTACGAACAACCGGCATGACGTCTTTTTCCATTACCGCACCGAGTTCAGACAATGCAGGTTGCATATACTTAGTCCATGCATCCGCCACGCCTTTTGCGGCTGGTAGAATGGCATTGAAGTACATTTGTCGAGCCCAATATGCAATGTCTTCTAGAAGATGTCTAAAACCTTCACTCTTCTTCCATGCAATAAATATAGCAGCACCTAACGCCGCAAAAGCCACACCGGCAGCGAGTAGTATACCTAGAGTTATGAAAAGATTTGCCCCTACAGTAGCAACTACAGCCCAAAATCCAGCAAAGGCGGCAACAACAAGTATAAGTATACCAACTAATCCCATTATAATAGAACTAATAATGACGATTTGAGTAATAAGTTGTTTCGTTGATGGTGAGAGATTGTTAAACCACATTAATACACCCTGCACAGCCGAGATAATTCTTAAGAATGCAGGAATAAGAGCTTCACCGGCAGTAACCTTCAAAATTGACCAATGGTTAGATAGTTGCTGACTCTTACCAGCAACGGTATTTGCCATAATTTCATAAGCAGATTGGAACGATCCAGTTGTCGTAGTCATTTCTTTGAAAATGGCTTCGAATGTTTCAATATTTCCAGGAAGCAAAAGCATGTTCTGTAGGAACCGGCGAGCTTCAATAGTTCCACCAGCACCCTTGAACACATCAAGAATCTTCTTAATACGCTCAGACTTTGGTATCTTCATCAGAACAGCACGGAATTCTTTTAGAACATCAATCATTGGACGGAAATTACCCTTTGAGTCCAATGCAGCAATGCCTAGACCCTTCAAGGCTTTAACAGCCTTTGGATTAGACATAGCGTCCATGGCACGAGACACAGCAGTAGTAGATCTAGCTGCCGTAATACCCATACGAGTGCTAGCCGCTAAAGCAGCAGATAGCATTTCAATACTCTGACCATATCGAGCAGCAGACGGTGTTGCTAGACCAATTCTCTTAACCCATTCGTCATATGTACCAATACCTTCCTGAACTAACTGGAACTGAACATCAAGAAGGTGGTTCACATCTGATAATGGTAAGTGGAATGCGTTCAAGAAACCAATAGTTGCACGAGATACAGATTGAACATCTGTACCACCGGCAACGGCTGCCTTAGCAAACGACTTAAGTAGTTTTTCTGCGTCGCCAATTCCAATTTCCAGAGATGAGAATAGGTCGTACAGTGCTGGTTGAATTTGCTCAAACGCCACTGGCACAGTGGCAGCTACTCTTAGTCCTACATCGCCAAGTTGCTTGGTAGA